TCAAGTAACCGCTTACCCTCAGAAAACTAGAGGTGGAAGAGGTGGTCGCGCTCAGCGTGCTGGCAGACTCCGTAGAATGGCACGTGCTGCTGCTGCTGGAGCAAACGCGGCTGTTGGTCGTGGTGGCGCAAGAGAAGAAACGGTCGGCGACATTATTAAAGAGGCTGGACGCGGCATCCTAAACCGGTTTAGACGAAATAGATAATTTCTACCCGTAACGGGGGGTAAATCATGCTTGTAACCACACAAGACCTTGTCACGTATATGGATATTTCTTTGTCCCTAAGGCAGCAAGACGCTGCCGATATTGTGCTGTCTGGCCTTCAGTCGGAACTTGAATCATACTTAAGAAGACCTATAGAAGTAACCGAGTTCACCGAAGAGTACATAGTTCCAGCAGATTACCTAGCGTCTCCCATGTCTTCTTTCTTTTATCAAAGAAATCTTGAGTCGTCTTTTAATACCTCAAGTGGAAACTCAAATCAAACTGTTACCAACTATGCAATGCCTCCGGAAACTATCTACTTAAGAAATTCTCCAGTTTCAAAAGTCAATAGCGTAATGATAAACAATCAGTGGACAACACCCACTTACCTTGGAGAAGCAGTTAGAAGAGAAGGCTCAATTACTAACGCTTCATATTCAGCAGGAAAAATTACATATACATCAGTAGGACATAAATTGACTATTGGTCTTTATTTGACTGTTGAGGGAATGGCTCCTGATGGTTACAACGTTTTAAGAAATAAGATTGTTGAAGTAGAAGGAAATACTTTTGCCGTATTGTCTTCAAACCCTGGTTCTGTTACTGATTCAAGTGGTACCTATTTTGCAATTGGAACAAATTATGTTGTTCGCAGATATGGAATAGATATCTTCAATATGGTTAGCGGAGATACAGTTACCGTCAACTACGACGCCGGTCTTGATGGAGACGCAATTCCATTCTTTAAACTTTTAATACTTAGAGCGGCAACAAGAGAGATGCAGAATATGCACGACGACGTTGTTGGTATAAAAGATATTCAGACAAGAAACGTTGCCCCTATGGAAACCGGTTTTACTGAAAGAGAACTTCTTTCTGTAAAAAAATACAGGAGAAATAGAGTTTCTTAATGGCTTACATAATTCGCGTGCAAACCGATTACCTTGGAAGCAAAGCAATAGCGTACATAGAAAAAATTGAACACGCAGCGCAAAATTTAAAACCCGTATTAAAAAAAGCAAAAGATAATTTAGAAAAAGAATACGTAGACCATTTTTTATCAAATGGCGGTGGCACCTGGAAACCTCTTGACCCAGAATACGGAACATGGAAAGCCTCAAGATATCCAGGAGCACCAACCTTGATTCGTACTGGAGAATTATTCCAATCAGTTTCAAAATTAGAAACTGACAAACTGGAAGACATGTCGGCAACATTTAGTGTCAACTCGGAAGTTGCCAGTTTTCATCAATTTGGAACATGGAGTATGCCTAAAAGAGAACTCATATTTGAACCCCCCATGTTTGCTAGACAATTTGCTGAAGACCTTGCTGACCATATTGAAGGAGAAATCTAATGGAAGTTATGTATGGGGCTCACTTTCCTAAAACATACGTGACTGAATACTTAAAACAAGATATTCCACAAAGAATTATTGATTACAGAAATGCCTGGAATCTTGATGACATCGAACTTCCGTCTCCAGTTTCGTATTTTATTTATGAGCCAATTGCTTTAGATTCCTGGCCGACAATTATTACGGTTGTTATGTCAACAAATTCCATGACAAGAATTGGTTACGAATCATCAAATCCTCTTTACAGAGTTTCTTACGCAATGAGGACTTACGTGTGGGTAAGAACTGAACAATCTGAACCAGCAACCCTTATGCGAGACAGGCTTACCACCGTTGTTCGTACCGCTTTGCTTGACTATCCATGTTTGACAGCAGTTGACCCTGCGAATTACTTTAAAGTTGAAATTGACGAGTCAACAATGCAAGAACAGTTTTCCGATTTAACTTTACTAAAAGGCGACAGGGTTCTTGCCGGTGCTTATTTATCTTATACCCTTAACATAGATGAAGTAATAGGCCGTAGAAACCGTGGAATATTTAATGAAAAAGAAATTCTCTACGAACAATTGTCTTTTTTACCTGATTGATTGTTGTACACTAACTATTTGAGTATCAGGAGTATTTATGACGCATAAAAATGGATTTCAAAAAATTAAAAATGACCTGTCGTTTGATTGCGACGGGATTCACGTCGTACTTGAAAATGTTTCTGGAAGAACACTTTTTGCTGGTGGTGCAAGCCTTTTCCCTGACGACAGGGGTTTTTATTGCGGGCAAGACGCAAAAATTGACAAACTTATTAAAGAGAATAAATTAAAAGTTGTTGAAGAACATTCAGCAAAACCAAAGCCTCGGAAGCCTAAGGAAGAAAAATCGGAAGAAACTTATGCAACAGTTGCAGACGTTGATGCCGAAGCATCTGTACAATTAGGTTCATCCGAAGATGACATTGCACCATCAACTGAGCAATCATAAACAACGGAGAGAGGTCACATGCCTGGAGTAGTTATAACCACAGCAGTACGTACTGGTCCAACAAGCGACACGGTTCGCGAGTCTTCGCAAGCCTTTTTTGTTGGCCTTGCAGAGAAAGGTACAGTAGATGAGGCAGTTCTCGTATTGAGCCTTGCCGAGTTTGAAGAAAAATTTGGTGGGTATGTCACATACGCATACCTACACCCAACAGTTCAGGCATTCTTTGAAGAGGGTGGCACACAGTGTTACATCGCAAGAGTTGTTGGTCCAGATGCAGCCACGCCAACACAGGTCTTGAACAATGGCGCTGGTACCCCAGCCCCAGCAATAACTCTTACTCCAAATGGTCCTGGCAACTGGTCAGACAACCTTAAAATTCAAGTACTTGCATCAGGTGACAAGAGAAACATTAAGTTTCTCTACAACGACGAACAAGTTTATTCAACAGGTCTCAAGTCAACAAACACAGAACTCGTAAACGCAATTAACAACAGTCCTGTTGCGGCAAACTACGCAACCGCAGTTACGTCTGGAGCAACGATTGTTGCTGTAAAGGCAGCAACAGCATTTTCTGGCGGTGACGACGACAGAACAGACAACACCGTTGACGAAACATTTACTGCCTACGTAGACGCTCTTGAGTTGTTTAACGATGCTTTTGGTCCTGGTGCGGTTTCTTGCCCAGAGACACACGCAATCAACACTGACCTTATTGCTCACGCAAATCAGTACAGCAGAGTTGCAATCTTGCACACTGCTTCCGGCGATGACGCTGATGATGCAAAAGCAGAAGCAGACGACCTTACTGGTGAGGCAGGTGCAGAGCATGCAGCCCTTTACTACCCTTGGGTTTATACTCCAACCAACATCACCGGTGTAAATAGACTTATTCCACCAGACGGTTTTGTTGCAGGAGCAAGAGCATCAGCACACAACAGCGTTGGTCCACACCAACCTGCCGCTGGTGCAATCGCTGCGGGAAGATTTGTTAACGGAGTCGAAGTAGACATCAACAAGACAATCGGAGACGACCTTGACGACAATAATGTCAACGCTATTCGCATTATTGCTAACGGCGTTCGCGTTTATGGAGCACGGTCTCTTTCTACTGATACTGAAAACTTTAGATTTGTTAGCGTTCAGGACACAGTAAACACAGTTGTTCACAGAGCAAGCCGTTCAATGGAAGACTTGCTGTTCTCACCAATTGATGGAAGAGCCGCATTGTTTACAGAAATTCAAGGTCGCTTGAAGTCAATTTGTGAAATTCTTGCAAAAGAAGGTGCCTTGTACCCAGCATATGATGGAAACAACAAAATCATTGATGCCGGATTCACTGTAAAGTGCGATTCTTCAATCAACACAACAGCACAACTTGCCGAAGGCAAAGTTACGGCTCAAGTTGGTTTGAGAGTGGCACCAGTCGGTGACAAGATTGAAGTAACAATCATCAAATCAAATCTCACTGGTTCAGTGACGGTATAACGGGAGAATATAAATGAAGTTATCACAGAGACAAATAGTCGCAGCAATTGAGCCAGTAACGGCAGCAGCACCTAAGTGGGGCTCTTTTAAGTTTGCTCAAGTTTCTGGTGGAGAAATCACCGCTTCGGTAGAAAAAATCTATCTTGGTGGAAAACTCTTTCCAGAAGTTTTGTGTGCTCCTGCAGAAATTGGTGACATCACTTTGACTGCTCACTTTGATGACGACATTACTGACAGCCAAACCGAGGCCGGAATCGCCAAGAAGTTGACTGACCTCAGAGGTCTTATCGGCCAGGCTTACTACAACATTCAGGTTTCAACGCTTAACTGCGGAATCACTGTTACGGGTTTGTCAAGAACATACTCAAATGCTCTTCTTGTAGGCCTTACCGAGCCTGATGGCGACTCTTCTTCGGGTGCCCCTGCCACATTCGCACTGACTTTCTCAATCCAGAGCGTTTCCTAATATAAAAATGCCAGTAGTTGCGCCACGATAAGTTTCGTGTGCTAATGTCTCTCCTATGACAGATAACTCACTCTACACAGAGCCTGAAGACCCAAAGAAGACAGAACCAAAGAAGTCCTTGCAGACCGCAAAGGCACCTGAGGCAAAACTTCTTGACAAACTCAAGGATGCAATCCAGAAGAAGGTTGAACGCCCAGTTGTTCGTCTTGACGTTCCTGAGCGCCCGGGTGTTTCTTTGAGAATTAGCCCAAACATCACACAGCATCAATTGAAGCAGTGGAGAAAACAGTCTGGTGAAGATACCAAGCAGGGACTTGATTCAATCAAGTTCTCATGCCATGTAATCGGACATACAACTGTTGGAATAATCTTTGACGGAGAAGAAGTTTTTGACGAAAGCGGTTATGAACTTAACTTTGCTGCTGATGAAATTCTTCAAATGACAGATACCTCACGACCAATCCCAGAAGCAGTTCGTGCTTTCTTTGGTGTTGACCCACACCTTGAAGCAGCAGCACTTGCAATCCTTGATGCTTCTGGATATTCGGACACGGTTGACACGTCGGACCCTACGATGGAGTCTTCGACGAGTTAGTAAAAGAATCGGTCATCGTGTCCGCTGCACGAATGGGCGAACTTTTTGGCACTGACCCTCTTAGGCTCCTAGACTGCACAGACGATGAATGGCTGATACGCCTTGCCTGTGCTAAAGTTATAGCAAACGATAAAGAAGAACAGGATAGACGCTCTAAAAGCGGTTAGTCCTTAGTTCTTTTATTCCTATTGAGGTTACCATGGCCGGCGTTAAGACAGAAATAACAATTGATGTCGACTATGCAGGTCACAGGGAAGCGCGTAAAGCGATAAGAGACTTTCATGCCCTTGATAGGGCTGTAAAAAAAAGTAATGCAACGTTTGCTTCCACTAGCGGAGGTAGGGGAAACTCCCCAGTTACCGCTGCAACAAAAAGTTGGGGAAGACTTCGCAAACAAATAACCGAGTTTGATAAAGCCGCTTCTATGGCTGCCAAGATTGGTTTAAAAGGTTTGTCTCTGGCGATGAAGAGCGCAACTCTTGAAATGGCTTTAATGGCTGCAGCCATGTTGAGCGTTCATGCTGCATTTGTTATTGGCAATGCAACGATGAAAGCCATGCGCTCTCTTCAGGGGCCATTGGCTGCCGGTTTTGCAGGACTTGTTGCCGCAGCGAGTGCTGCTGCCGCAGCGATACGTGAGAACCAAGCAGCAATGTATGCGTACAAAACTACTACCAAAGGTCAGTTTGGTTCAACATTAAATCAGACAAGACAAGTCATGCG